CAGATTCAATTTCAGTTCTTAAACCAAGAACAAAAGCCAGTAGATATTACTGGTAAATCAATTACCTGTAGAATTCTTAACTATCAAGGTAATGAGGTCCTTCTACAAAAAGCATTGACACTACAATTACCTGCAACTGGCATTGCCGCATTGATTTTAAACGCAGCCGACTTAGCAAGTATTGATGCGCAGAAATGCTATTACTCATTAGAGATCCCTGTAGGAGATTTTGATTATCCTGTGTTTGTAGATCAAAATGCAGGCGCACGTGGTGATATGAATATTGTTAACAGCGTATTGCCAAGCTTTGTTCCTTCAATGCCAGTAAGTATTCCAACTGGACAAGACTTCCCTAATCTACATCCTGAAGGTAATGGTGAAAGTAACATCACTTATTATTCTAGCGTGGTTGATACAAACGATAGCCCAATATTAACACTTCAAGCACAGTACAGTGACTTTTATGGTAATGTTGTTATTGAAGGTTCTACTATAGTAGACGGTGATTGGTATCCTATTCTAACCAATACCTATACTGCTGAAACTGATACAAAAGGATATGTGGTTCAAGGATATCACCCATATATCAGAATGCAGTTTGAAAGCAATAATGGTGCTGTCACTAACATTTTAACAAGATAATCAACCTAAACTATTGTTTTCACATTACATATATGTTATACTACATAGATGTTTGATATCCTATCAGTAATTCCCGGCAAAAAGAAATTAACACACGGCGGATGGCATAGTTTTAATGCTATCTGCTGTAGCCATCGGGGTCATAAAACTGATGCACGTGGTAGAGGTGGTGTAAAGTTTGACGGGCAAAACAATTGGTCATATCATTGTTTTAATTGCGGGTTCAAGTGTGGATTCATGTTGGGTAAAAGTATTACTCAAAATACAAAATACTTGTTACAATGGTCAGGCATTGATAGCACACAAATACAAAAATGGAGTTTAGAAAGTTTACAACATAAAGATTTACTAGACTTTACAAATCTAAAAAAACAAAAATCAAAAATAAAATTTAAAGAACATACATTACCTGAAGGTGAGTTAATAGATGTAAATAACCCATTACACAAAGTATACGTTGATTATCTGTCTGCGAGGTCGATAAATTATAATGACTACCCGTTCTTAGTTACACCTAACGATACTGGCAGACAGTCAAACAGAATCATTATTCCTTACACTTATAACAATAAGATTGTAGGGCATACGAGCAGATTCTTAGATAATAAAATCCCTAAATATATTAACGAGCAACAACCAGGTTATGTATTTGGTTATGACTTTCAGAAACCCGATTGGGAAGTATGTTTGTTAGTTGAAGGTATCTTTGACGCATTAAGTTTAAATGCTTGTGCGTTAACACACAATACAATCAACGATGACCAAGCACAGATTCTAGCACAATTGAATAAACGTATTCTCTTTATTCCTGATAGAGATAAGACAGGTTTAGAAACTTGTGATAGAGCATTAGAACTAGGTTATAGTGTAAGTATTCCTGATTGGGAAGATGAAATCAAAGATGTAAATGACGCGGTAGTTAAGTATGGTAAGTTGCCTACATTACTCAGCATATTGAGTAGTGCGACAACTAGTAAAATCAAAATAGAACTACAGAGGAAGAAAATTGAAAAAAGATTACGAAAATAAAAAAGATTACGGTATTGAGATGCAAAAGATATTTTTGCGTGTTATGATTACTGAGGCTGAACTCTATACTAGAGTTATGAACATTTTAAATAGTGAGAACTTTGATAGGTCATTGAGACCAGTTGCAAACTTATACAAAGAACATACATCAAAATATAGTATCTTACCTGATCCAACACAGATTAAAGCTATTACTGGACAAGATATTGATATCATTGATAACTTTAGTCCAAATCAGTTTGATTGGTTCTTAGATGAGTTTGAAGCATTTACTAAAAGACAAGAATTAGAACGTGCTATTCTTAAAGCGGCTGACTTATTAGAGAAGGGTGAATTTGATCCGGTTGAGAAACTAATTAAAGATGCTGTACAAATTAGTTTACAAAAAGATATGGGTACTGATTACTTTCTTGACCCTGCGGCACGTATCAACAAATATTTTAATAGTGGTGGACAAGTTTCAACAGGCTGGCCTCAAATGGATCGTATCTTGTATGGTGGTTTCAGTCGAGGTGAATTGAATATCTTTGCAGGTGGTTCTGGTTCAGGTAAGTCACTTGTTATGATGAATATCGCATTGAACTGGTTACAGCAAGGTATGAGTGGTGTCTATATCACACTAGAACTTAGTGAAGAACTTACAAGTTTGCGAACTGATGCGATGCTTACGCAAATGGGCACTAAATCAATTCGTAAAGACATTGATACAACATCACTCAAAGTTAAGATGGTTGGTAAGAAGTCTGGCCAATATCGTGTTAAAGCACTACCCGCACAGAGTAATGTAAATGATATTCGTGCTTATTTAAAAGAGGTTCAGATTCAAACAGGTATTAAGATTGACTTTGTGATGGTTGACTACTTAGACTTGGTTATGCCTGTCTCTGTTAAGGTTAACCCTAACGATCAGTTTATTAAAGATAAGTATGTTGCTGAAGAATTGCGTAATCTTGCAAAAGAGATGGGCATTCTAATGGTAACTGCCTCACAGTTGAATCGTAGTGCGGTCGATGAAATTGAGTTCGATCATAGTCACATCGCTGGTGGTATCAGTAAGATTAATACTGCTGATAACGTGTTCGGTATCTTTACAAGTCGTAGTATGCGTGAGCGTGGTAAGTATCAGATTCAATGTATGAAGTCACGTAGTTCGACAGGTGTAGGACAAAAAATTGACTTGGATTATGATATTGAAACTATGCGTATTTCAGATAGTGATCCTGACAATGAGAACAGCTATACCCCTAAACCTAGCGCAAATCAGATTATGAGTCAACTGAAGCCGCAATCTACGTTAGCATCAACTGAGCCTATCATAGACCAGACTACAGGGGAGATATTAGAGCCTGAAAATAAGAAAATCGTAGCAGATGTTCAGGGTTCTAAGCTAAAAGCAATGTTAAACAGTTTAAAGAAATAAAACCTAAAAGTAGATAAATACTATTAGGAAACTAATATGCAAAAACAAACTCGCAGTCTACTAGAGGAATTAGAAGCAATTGGTAATAATAGGGACACGGCCCACATTATTGAGAGTCGTGGCCACAATATTATTACTAGTGCTATTAATCTAATAGAGATGATTAATCGTAATTATAGTCCAGAGCAAGCCGCCATTTTAGAGCGTAAATTGTTAGGAGCTATTAAGAGCAAGGACCAAGCAAAGTTTTCCAAATCATTAAGGAAAAACCGTGAAGCTGAATGAATTTAAGAAACGTGTAGTAAATGAAATAGATGCTAGAAGTTTATTTGGTGATTATGGCGCCGCCGCATTGAAGACAGGTCTAGGATCAATGGCCGGAAAGAATGTATTAAGCACTACTGACCAAATGGCTAAAGATGATTATATTACAAAGTTCACAAGTCGTGCTCTCAGTGGACTACAAAGTGCGATTAATGGCGGGTTAGTTGATCCTAATGCCGCAGGTCAAGGTGCTCAAACTACTGGGCAAACTACCGGGCAAACTACACCACAAACAACTCAAACTACTCCTCAAACAACTCAAACTACACAACAAGGTGAACTACCTAGTGCGGCTGATGCTATTGCACAAAAACGTATAGCCACACAAAAAGCACAAGCAGCCGCTATCAGAGAACCGGGAGCTTCAGAAGGCCCTAAGTACGATATTGATCCCAACAAACAAATGGCGCCGTTTAGTAAGTTACCAAATCAGGCTACACCTAATCCAGCACAAACAAGACAGCAAAAACAGCAGGCAGCGGCTAAAGTAGCGCAACAACAAATGGGTCAAAACCCTACACCAGTAGCAGGTATAAATGTATCCCCTACTCCTGCACAGAATAGACAACAGAAACTAGCTACGTAAATTACCTGCAGATCAGTTTGCAAAGAGTGCATCTAACGTAAGACAACAACAGCAAGGTGTTGCTACACAAAACGCACAAGGACAAATGAATCCTGTAAGTAAGCTACCTGCAGACCAGTTTGCAAAATCAGCAAGTAATGTAAGACAGGCACAACAAGGTCAAGCCACTACAAATGCACAGGGTCAAATGAACCCTGTAAGCAAGTTACCGGCAGACCAGTTTAATAAGAGTGCTGATAATGTAAGACAACAACAGCAAACAACTGCAACTCAAACTGCACAACAGCAGATGGCTGAACCTACAACAAAGGCACCATCTACGCTTGATAAACCATGGGATCCTGCTACAGGTAAGGGTGCAAAGTATGACGGTGTTACCGGAGAACCAACACCTGAATGGCAAAAAGAGTTAGACAGACAAGAGGCAGCCCGTCTTGAAAAAGTTGAAGCAAACCGTATTGCATCACAGGCAGCGGCCGCTGAACGAGATGCGCAGAATGCTGAGTTAGTCCGACAAGGTCTAAGGCAAAATCCATCTAACGTTACGAATAACGTTACACAAACAACTGCTGAACCTAATGTAGTAACTAAAGATCCGGCAGAAGTGAAGGCAGCAATGCAGGCAAAACTTGATGCTATGAAACAAAAGAACCCTAAACTAGCGGCTCAAATGGCAGATTTGGGTATAGATGATGAGTTTGAT